CTCCGCCAAACATCAGGAAAAGAGTCTGCGGTTGTCAATTCAGCTATGACGTATCAAACCCAGCGTCCTAAATGTACTGGACTTGTGGTGTTGAACAATCTTGTTATTGGTGCTTTTAACAGAATCACTCAAGATATGTGTTTGATGCCAGAACACGTTTACAGAAACATTGTGGAAATTATGGATGATCAACAAGATGTCTACTTAGTGGGAAATGATAAGAAGTTTAAGATTGATTCAATGGATCTCTTAGATTTACAAATTATTTCCACCAGCTATGATTTTGCTGTTGTGAAATTGCATAGGAAGGTTTATTCAACTCTAGGGATGTCTGTGATATCTCTAGCTGAAGTGAAGCAACATAGTACGGCAAAAGTAACAACCTATCATGGAAACAAGTGGAAAACATGTTGTTGTGTATTGGCGAAATCTGATAGACTTTATTTAGTCCGTCACAAAGCTGATACCTATCCAGGGGATTCTGGTATGCCTTTAATAGCTAACGGCAAACTAGTAGGAATGCATGTAGAAGGAGGAAACGGTGAAGGCAACTATGCCGTGGTTTGTGATGTAATCATTAAGTCCATGGGTTATCCCTCCAAAGAAAGCCCAACCCGAAGGGGAGGCTATTGGAGTGATGAGAATGTGTATTGGGAGCGTCAAGAACGAGCTGCTAAAGCTCTAGAAGATGCAGACCGAGAATTTGATGGTGAAATCATATTCCGAGGCAATCGTGTAGTAGAAGTCTACAGACCCATCTCTCTCGAGGACTATGTCCCTAAGAGAGGGGGAAGATTGTGGGCCGATATGGATGAAGAAAGTACTGATGAAGAAGATGATGATGATATGATTCGTCGTCATAGTTATCAAGAAAGTAGTATTCGTCCTAAATCTACACGTAAAGTCACATGGAAGGATGAGTCTCCTAAGAGACGAATTGAATCTGGCTTAGTTGAGGAGACGATCATTGAGAAGGCTGCAGAAGAAGTTCCATCGGGTACTGAAGAAGAGGTAATGACCAACATTCTTCAGAAACTTAGTGGTACTAAGAAGCGAAATAAGAAGAAGAAGAAGAAGACCATTCCTTCAGAAGAGGAGGAAAGTTCTCCAATTCCTAATGAACAAACCATTGAAGAAAAGGAAGATTTAAAAGTCTCCAGCACGTCATCGGCAGTGCCGGAATCTTTGAAGCCCGATGCCTCAATGAAATCAGGTCCTATGCGGAAATCCAATGGGAAACAGGAAACCAAACAGGAATCCTTCGTGCCTGTGGCTATTCAAAGCCGGCGCGACCAGTTGACCCAAAGCGAAAGAAACAAACAGGACCTGCAAGATTTGTTCAGGATGTTTACTCAGTTGGGAAAGGGTATGACTACCCTGAGAGAACGGCTCGAGCAGAGCTAAAGAGCCTTCTTCTTCAATCTGAAAGACACAAAGTGTCCAAACCTCCTAGTAAAGAGGAGCTGGATAGAGTTCTACAGAAAATCTTGCAGAAGTACCCTCATACTAAATATCCTAAGTCCTATTATGGAAAGGAATTTAGCGTCGAGGAGGAAGAGATTCTCCATCACATTTCACAAGTGAAAAGAGATTCTAATGCAG